ACCTGCTTGATACCTGCGTCCTTTCGGAGATCGTCAAGGCCGCGCCCAATCCGAACGTGCTGGCATGGCTCGGCGCCCAAGCGGATGTCGACCTTTGCCTGTCCGCCGTGACGATCGGCGAAATCCGCAAAGGGATCGAACGTCGTGACCCGCAATCTCGCCGACTTCGTGCCGCTGGGGGTGGCTTGCCACGATCCGTTTTAGCAACGGCTCCTCACACCTTCACGCTGGTGAACTTGCACGACTTCAGACCCCAGAGCTGGTCCATGAAATTCTCGTACTCGTGCACGTCGTCCATGAAGCGGCAGACGAAGTAGAATTGCAGGTTCGCGACCTGGATCGTGGCCCCGGCCGCTGGGGGGCTCGTAAAACTCAGCACATTGCCGGCGATGGTCCAGCCGGTCGTCGGCACGCCACCGACCGTCACTGCGGGCGTGTTCGCGGCGGCGCCGATCGGCTCGATCCAGCCGCCGAGGTCGCGCACCAGGGTGAAGGCCGTCGTGGTGCCGTCGCCCACGCCGATCACCTGGGACGCGACCAGGCAGTCGGTCGGGTCCTGGAACAGGAACGTGTCGAACTGGCCCTGGCGCGCCAGGAAGAAGCCCATCAGCTGCTGCAACTCCTGGTACGCCGCATCGGCGCGCAGGATCTCGTAGGTGAGCTCGAACTGGTAGAGCGGATAGACGTAGTTGGCCGCGCGCACCTCGCGGCCGGAGGTGCGCTTGGAGACGCGGGTCGAGAAGGTCGGGCGCTTCAGCACCGACCAGCCGAGCCCGGCCAGCGTCGGGAAGACCGCATTGCTCATGCCAGCGCTCCCTTGGGTCCGAGCTTGCCGTTGCGGTGCCAGTTCTTGACGTTCTTGATGAAGATGTCCTGGTGCTGCTGCAGCAACCGATCGACCCCGGTCGCATCGATCGCCGAGACGGTCGGCGCGAAGGTGAATTGCGGGGCGGCACCCTGCCCACTTCCGTCCTGCGCCATGCCGCTGCCGGTGCCGCCGCCCGGCAAGGACCCGCCGGCGATCGACTGGCGCAGCGGCGAGGCGATCGAGGCCGGCAGCACCATCTCGTCCTTGTGCAGCTCGGTGAGCGCCCCGTCATACGGCACCTGGCCCCACCCGCCCTCGGCCGAGGCGATGCTGCGGCCGAGCGCCACCACCGCGGCGAGCGCGCCCGCGGCGGCGGCCGGGGCCAGCACCGGACCGACATAGGGGATGGCGGCAATCGCGGCATAGGCACCAGCCGCCGCCTGCGCCGCCTTGACCGCGATGTCGGCGAGGCCGGTCGCGATGCTGGTCGCGATCGACTGGCTCGAGGCCGCGGTCTCGATCGCCCCGCGCGTCTCCGCTCCGGTCGCCGTCGCTTGAGTCTTGCCGACCTCGACCGCGGCGTGGGTCGCGGCCTCGCTCGCCTCGATGCCGCTGCGGGTCAACATGCCGTCCTGGGCGACGCCGGTGCGCTCGTTCTCGCCCAAGAGCGACTGAACCAGCATGCGCAGCTGCCCACTGGCCCATTCCTCCGGGATCTTCATCGCCATGTCGAAGAAGCGCTGCTCGATGCCGGTCGCGATCTTGGCGAGGCCGGCCTGCAGGCTCATGGTGCCGCGCAGCACGCCGAACAAGGTGGTGTTCATCGAGGCCTCGATGCTCTTGGCCGCGGCGTTCCATTGCTGCGCCGAGATGCCGGCGGCCTGGCCATGGGCCTTGGCCGAGGCGCTCGTGCCTGCAGCGGTGGTCTTGGCCACCGTGTCGGCAAAGTCGCCGACCAGCTTCGCCGCCTCGGCCAGCTTCTGCTCCAGCTCGTCCAGATCGGCGCCGATCTGGACCGAGACCGAAAGATCGTCGGCCATCGTCTTCCTCTCGTCTCATCGGATGGGGCCGGCGCCGAACATCGCCAGCAATTGGCCCAAGTCGGCCGTCTCGGGCTCCGGCTTGGGACCGACGCCGAGCCAGGCCGCGATCAGCAGATGGGTCGGCGGGTGCCGGGCCCAGTAGCGCGCGAGCGCCCGGTAGTGCTGCAGGGTCATGGTCCGGGCGACCTCGTCCCAGCTGCCGGCACCGCATGCCACCAGCTCGGCAATGAGATCGTCCGGATCGGTCACGGCCCCGCTGCGGGCTCCCCCGGCGGTTTGGTCTCCGCCGGCACCAGACCGGAGCTTGCGAGCAGGGCCGGCACCTGGGTCACCAGACCCGTCAGCTCGGCGCCTTTCAATCGCTCCTCGATCGCCGCCACGGTCAGCTCCGGCCGGACCGCGGCGACCGCGGCGGCGACGATCGCGACCGCGGTCGAGGCCTGGTCGATGAGGCCACGGCAAGCGGGCATGGCCTGGATCGCCGGCCAGGCCCGCTTCAGGGCGGCGAAGCACATCGGCGGCACGGCGATCGCCTCGCCGCCGATCGTCACGATCACGCTCTCGTCCATCGCCTTCACTCCGCGAGGCTGAGGAAGCCGACATTGCCGGACGGGTCGGCCTGGGCCTGGAAGTCGAGCTCGCTGATCGACCAGTCGTCCTGCTTGGTCGGGAAGCTGAGCTTGGAGGCGACGCAGGCATTCAATTGCAGCGTCAGCTGCTTGCCGCCGTATTGCTCGGCGAACACCGCCTGGAACGTCGGCGTCACACCCATGAGCGGATTGCCGAGCGCGATGCGCGTACCGGTCGTGGCCGTATAGTCGTAGTTCAGCAGCACGGCAGCACCCTCGTCGGCCGCGGCGAAGCTGTAGACCCCGCCGGCGGCGACCGCGTACTGGCCCTGGGTCGGGCTGCTCGCGACCTTGGTGAACGGCAGGCCGGTGGCGGCATAGAACACGCCGAGGTCGGTGGTGAAGTTCGCGCCGTTCACCGCCGTCACCTGATAGGGCGCGCCGGCCGGCACGGTCGCGGCCTCGCTCTGGGCGACCAGGGTCTGGCCGGTCCCGAGCGTCTGGCCGAAGAACAGGTTGTTGAACAAGGCACCGTTGATCTGGGCGAACTTGGCCTTGCCCTCGATCTTGGCCTTGCCGCGGGCCAGCGCCAGCGCGAACTGGCCCTGGCCGTAGAGCTCCTTGAGGTCGCCGGAGAAGTCGAGCTGCACGTCCTGCAGCGCCCCGAACCGGACCGGGGTGGTATTGGCGATGTCGGTGCGCACGGCATAGAGCGCGCCGCCGCCGAAGGCGAACTGGGGCATCGGGATCTCCTTGGGAAGAAGGGGTCAGGGAACCAGGATGTCGACGGGCACGATGGCGACGGCCTGGTCGCCCAGGAGCCCTTCATCGCTTTCGATCCGGCCGGCGATCCAGGCGTGCTCGACCAGATCGCCCAGCGTCTGGGTCACCTGGCCCGGGTCGGGCGCCAGCGCGGCCTCGATCGCATCCAGCAGCGGGTTCATCACCTGGCTCGGCGCCACGGTCGGATCGGCCGCGGTGTTGACATAGACGAACAGCTCGAGCGAGAGGCGCCGGGCCGGTGGCAGGCCGTTGCGCCGGACCCAGCTCTCGCCCTTCTGCACCTGGTAGAGCGCCGGCTGCTCGGCCGGCGCCACGTCGGCCCAGTGCTTCAAACGCCGGTTCGCGGTGACGAGCCCGGGGATCGCGGCAAGGCGCTGGAACAGCGCCGCGGCGATCGTCTCGCGCGCGGCACTCATGATCCGAGCACCCGGTCGATCGCGGCGGCGATATCGTCCAGCAGCGCCTCCGGATCGAGCGCCGGCGCCAGGAACGGCTGCGCCGGCCGGTCGACCGACCGGCTGTAGGCGGTGACGGCGATCTGGTGCGGCGCCACCGGCCGGCCATAGACTTGGCGGATCGTGCGCAGGCTCGCCTTGACGCTCTCGCTGCCCTGGAAACCGAGCTCGAACAGGCGCGCATAGGGCAGGTCGGAGCCGACTTCGGCGCTGAGCCCGTCCGGCTCGATCGTTAGCGAGGCCCCGAGGGCGCCCGGGGCCAAACCCCGCGCCTGGTCGGCGAGGGCTGCGGCCTTCGCCGCGATCGTGTCGACGAGCTCGGCCCGGATCGCGGCGGCGAGGCCCTGGAGCTGGGCTTGGGCCGAGGCGGTGACGGCGCTCACAGCGGCACCACCTTGCGATAATGCTGCAGCGCGGTCGCGACGTCGGCCGGCATGTCCTTCTGGGCGAAGCTGGTGGTCTCGCCGGCGAGACCCTTGGACGCGAGCCCGATGCGCTCCCGCTCGCGATAGCGGAGTGCGGCAAGCGCGATCACCGCCTGCTCGATGTCGGCCGGCACGGTGGCATAGCCGGCCTGGTAGCTGATGGTGACGTTGGCAAGCCCCGGCCGGAAACGCCGGCCGATGAGGGCGAGCCGGCTCGGGCTGAAGACATAGCCGGGGGCGATGCCGTCGGGCGAGGCCGCGACGCCGTTGCCGTCGATGCTGAGCGCCGTCACGGATTGCACAGGCCCGACCGCGAAGGCGAGCGTGCTGCCGCCGGTGCCGTCGCGCGTCTCGACATAATCGGCGAGCCCGACCGCGCGGCCGAGCCAGCTCTCGACGAAGGCGGAGGCGGACGTGACGAGGCGCGCCAGCAGCAAATCGTCGCCGGTGGCCGTGAGATTGAGCCAGCCCTTGAGGTTGGCGAGCGTGGTGAGATCGGCCATGGCGCTGCCTGACAGGAAATAGGAAGGTGGGAATGCAAGGGCGCCGCCCCTCCCGCCCTCCCCGCCTGCGCGGGAAAGACGGGAGAGAACGAGACTGCGTCAGCCGTTGGAGATGTTGGTGATCATGCCGAACGCCGGCGGGAAGTAGTTCTGCAGCACGCCGTCGGCATAGATGCCGTACTCGTACTTGCGCGTGCGGCGCGGCCACTCGATCGCGAAGAAATCCTGCCGCATGCGCATCTGCAGCACGTTCGCGACGTTCGACAGCGGATAGGGGATGGTCGAGGTGGTGAACAGCACCGTGCCGGGCGGCATGTTCGGGTGCAGCTTGACCGGGATCTGCTGGGCGCCGTCCATCGAGTACTTGTTGAGGTAGCTCGTCACCAGGTCGCCGCCCTTGATCTGGCCCTGGTCGACGTTGATGACGAAACGCTGTGCTGCCCCGGTCGTGGCCGACAGCACCTTGCGCGTGATGTTGCGCTGCTCCTGGCTCGACACCCAGATCGCGTCGGGGGCGAGGCGGTAATTGTCCCAGAAGCTCTGCAGCGCCTGGTCGATCTCGACCACGCCACCGACGCCGTCGGAGGTGAGCGTGGCGCCGTTCGCGAGCGTGTCGATGTAGGAGCCGCTGCCCGACGCCAGGATCTGCGAGAACAGCCCGTCGAAGATCAGGCCGTTGCGGCTGTGGTCGGCGGCGAAGCCGGCGCTCGCGGCCTGCGCGCCGGCGCCGGCCGGGGCGGTCAACGTCACGGTCGCAACGGTGGTGATCGCCGCCAGCTTCTCGGAGCCGGCCGCCCCCAGGAACCAGGCATAGCCGAAGGCACCCGGCACCGGCGTGATCGAGGCGGTGACGGCGGCACTGGTGCCGGTCGTGGCCACGGTCGCATTGGCCGACTGCTCAGCCGTGCCCTGGTTCACCTGCTCGGTCGTGCCGTCGGCGAGCGTGCGGGTGCCGGAAAGCGGCAGACCGCCCGCGACCGAGGATGCCAAGAAGCCCTCGTAGGTGAGCGCCACGCAGATGACGCTCTGCGTGCCGGCGGCGAGGCTGCCGCCGGTCGTTGCCGCCGCCAACACCGGCGTCGGGGTCGTGCCCAGCGCCAGCGAGGTGTTGGCGCCCAAGACGATCTTCTCCTCCTGGATCATGAGCGACTTGATCAGCCCCTCCATGGTCCGGGCCCGGATGTCGTCGAAGCCCTCGGCGGCATAGCCGGCCTCGAAGCTGGCGTAATCGTCGAAGCCATAGCCGCGGTAGACCGCGTAATAATCCTGGGTCCGGGTCACCAGCACCGGCCCGCGGTTGCCCTCGCTGACGCCGAAGGTGGCATTGCCGACATTGACGCCGGTGATGGCGCGCCAGTTGGCCTGGATGCCGCCCGAAGCCGGCACGCGCGGGATCATGTTGCGCAGGGGCGTGATGACCGGCACCAGCGACTTCGCCGGCTTCTCCAGGTCGTACCAGGTGATGCCGGAGGTCG